CGGCCTCATCGAGTTAACGTAAGCCATCAGTTGTTAATCCCCGCCCGTGCTCTGAGCGATTCGATTGCCAGTTCGTTGGCGTGTATTCTCAGCCCGTGGTTCGTGATCAGTTGTCGCAGGTCGGTGTTCTGTTGCCGCACTTCCCTCTTGAGATCATTGATCATCATCATTACGACAAACACGAGTAGTGCTACAAGCGCCGCGCCCAAACCGGACGCAATGACCAGCAGCATGTTGACGATGTCCGCGGAGTGTTCCTCGGCTATCGACACCGTGGCATACGCAGTCGTCCAGACGATGCCCGCGACTATTAAGGCGATGTGAATCTTGATGTGGATGAGCTTGCGCCAGAGACTCATTGGCCGCTACTCTCGACGTAGAATTTAAAATAGGCCGCCGCGCCGGTAACAATGCTCGCGACAAACGCCGCCTGGGCGTTGCTCATGTCCGGCACGGTCATGGCCCAGGACACCACGTCCCACGTCAGCGCCAGGTAGAAAATGGCGAACAGGCGCGGAAATACCCGGTACTGGCGCAGGACATCACTCACCGCGGCAGAACTCCCGGATCGCGGCGCGGTCCTGGTTGAGTGTGTGGATGTGCATTTGCAGTCCTTTGGCGTAGGCCGCCAGGTCCGCCCAGCTTCGGCCCTCGAACGGTGGCACCACCATTTCTGCGTAGAAAATATCCGCTGGGCATATCCGTTCCGGTGGGGCTTGTACCGTTGCGATGGGGTGCCTCGCGCATGACATCGAGGACAGGGCCAGGGATATGACTATCCATGCACTCGCGCTCGACAACGGTGATTTTAGGGTTGTTTTCGGCATCGCGTAATCTCCGCTGGGTTTGTTTGAGTTTCGACTGTGCCACTCGTACCCGTTTATCTCGCTCGACGACGGCCTGATTCTGCCGAGCCATTTCCTCGGCCATCATCCGCATGGCGGTTTGCTGGGACTGGTTGGCGGCCAGGGCGGTTTCGACATCGGCCTGCAATATTTTATTGTCGGCAACCAAATTTAAAACGTAGGCCAGCGCGGCAATGCCGAGCGTGCCGCCGATGGAAAATACAAACAGTTTGCGCCAGGGGTTGATCATATCTGCAGGATAGCCGCTGGTTGTGCAACGCGCTGCCGCGTGCTTGCACTATTTCAGGTAGTTGTAAACGGTGCGGCGGCTGATGTTGTAGCGGGCGGTGATTTCATTGATGTTGCGGCCGTTGTATTCGGCGCGCACGCGGGCGCGGGTTTCGGCGCGGGTTTGTTCCCGCATGGTGGATTTTCTGACGGTGACGCGCTCGCCGTCGTAGTGGGTGCGCACCTGGTGCTTGAACCATTCGGCGCAGGCGTCTGGCTCGATATCCGGCTGCATACTGAGTATGTATTCGAGCATTTCGCCCAGCGCGTCAACAAAATCGCGATCGTCAGCCGCCATGCATTCCCCCCAACGCTGATGATACAAACCCACCACGCCGACGCGGGCGCCGTCCCGGTTGCCGACTGCGCGGACGCGCGGGATTGACAATGGCGTCGACCTGGTCGTCATCGTCGGCCTGGTCGGCAGCGGCGAACAGGTCGCCCGTCGGCGGTTGAATTTTTTCTTCCAGTTGCTTCCATTGCGACGGCCGCCAGCGGTGCAGGCCCAGGTAGTGATAGGCGGCGATGGCGTAGACGGTGCAATCGAGCACCTCGTTACGTAGGCCAGTGGGCTTGACCCATTCCTGCACCGGGTGCCCTTTGACGTATCGCGTGGCGAGCTTTTCGGCCGTCAATTGTTTGTAAAAATCGTCGTCCAACTGCTTGCTGAAATGGATATAGCCGTGCGCGGCCGGGTTGGTGATGCGCAGGCGGCTGTATATCTGCGATTTGGCGCTATCAGACCCGACCAGCCAGACCTCGGCGCCGTTGGGCAGGGTTTTGCCCTTGATGCTGACATCTACCTTGGTCGGCTTGCCGAGTATCGGTTTCCATTTTTGCGACTGGCCCTTGACGGCGATGATGCCGCGACGCTTGCGCAGGCGGCAGTAGTCGTAAATGGTTTGCGTGTTGTGGCCGCCGGAATCGATGGCGGTGGCTTTAATCAGCAACTCGCTGCCGCTCGGGTGTTTGAACGGCGCGGACAGGTAATCATCCAGCGCCTGGCGCGTGGCGATTTCGTCCGGGCTGCCGTAGATGACGCGGTAATCGATCGCCCGGCTGGCGGTCTGATTGTGGGCGTAAACAACAACCTCGAAACGGTCGGGCTGGGTATCCACACCAGCGGTTAGCACTAGGTCTCCCAGTTGCAGTTCGCCGAGCGGGTAATCCTCCGCGCGGTCGGCCAGGGCGTGGCGGTCGATCTTGTCGGTTTCTTCCTCAAACGGCAGGCCCTCGTCGATGTTGGTGAAGGTCTTGAGCAGTTCGGCGGATTCTTTCGAGCGCAGGAATTTTTCAACCATCTCGGCCCACGATCCCCAGCCCAACGGCGAATACAGGCTGTTGATGTGGTAGCTGTGGTGGCGGTCGTTGGGTTGGCCCTCGCTGACCCACTTGCCGTTTTCTAGCATCCAGGTTTTATTGTGCTCGTCGATCAGGCCACCACAATGCACGCAGGTATAGCGCGCGGTTTCCGGCAGGTGCTCGCCGTCGTCGGTTTTATCCCAGTGCAGGTGTTTAAATTCCAGTTTTTGTTTTTCCTCGCAGTGCGGGCATGGTACGTGGTAGTGACGCTGGTCGCCCTGCTGGAATTTGCGCCAGATCCGCGACGTGGCAGCATCAGTCGGCGTGCTGATGTTCAGAATTTTTTTACGGCTGAATGTTTTGGTGCGCTTTTCGGCCAGCTCGACCGGGTCGCCCTCGCCGTCCACGTCGTGCGGGTAGGCGTCGACCTCATCGAGCATGAGGTATTTGACCGGCATCGATCGCAACCCGCTGGCGCTATTGGCGCCGGTGATGATCATCAGACCGCCGTCGAATTCCTTCGACAGCGTGGTGTTTCCACTGTCGCGCGAGCGGGCTGGCTTGATACGCGCGGAAAGGCTCGGCATATCCTCCACCATCGGCGCCAGGCGCTGGCGTGACCAGCGTTTGCCCATGTCGACGGTGGGTTGCACCACAAGCGCCGGCCCGGGCGCGTGGTCGATGATGTAGGCGATCCAGTTATTACCGGCCTCGGTGCCGCCGACCTGGGCCGATTTCATGAACGTCACGGTCTGCACCGGCGAATGTTCAGACAGGTCATCCATCAGCGCGCGCAGATACGGCGTGCGCTCTGTGCGCCAGCGGCCAGGCTCGGCGCTGCTGCGCTGATTCAGCAACCGATAGGTATCCGCCCACTCGCTGACCGTCAGCCGCGGCGGCGGCGTCAGGCTGTCAAGTAATCCGGCGATGTGGGCGCCTGGAATCATTCGGCCGACATGCCTCCGATATCCTGCGCCTGCTCATCCAGTGCCGCCAGTGCATCGCGACGCGTAATGTCCAGGCTGGCGTCCTCCCAGTCATCCGATGACGCCAGCGCCTCGATGACATTGGTCAATCCGTTTTTGATCTCATCGGTCAGCAGTTCATGCACCCGGCCCGGGTCGGTTTCTGCTGCCAATATCGCCGCCTGACGGTCGGCGATCGATAACAGATTGTTTTTTAATATCGTGCCGGCCCGATGTTGGTTGCGATAGACGGCATCGGCACGGATCAGATCGCCCTTAATCTCCTGCACTTCCAACTCAGTTTTTTCTGCCTGGGCGGCCGTCAACCGGGTGCGCTCGGCGTGCTGGTCGGCGCTGCTCTTGCGCCCGCTGACGCGGTCCTGCAAATACTTGATATAGGCCGTAATCGCTGGAAACAGTGGGTACTCGCCGTGGCTATCGCGCGGCATGGTGCCCTCGTCGCGGTGCTGCTGCACCCGGCGCGGCGTCAGGTTGAGCACGGCCGCCAGCGCGTTGACGCTGACGGTGATGCTGTCGTCGGTCGTGTCAATCATAGTTAACCCCTATCATGGAAACGAAACTGTTTTATTAATCCTATCACTAGCCAAAAACCGCGCTCGGAATCACCA